CCAGCCGCTCTTCATCTGCCCTCGTAGTGGAAGACACTTCAGAGATCTTCCTCTGAACAAGCTCGGTCAGGAGCTTGATAATGCTTTTCCTTCCCTTGCCCTTACCCTCAAGTGTCCGACAAATCTGAAAGTACTCCACTGGGTGCTTCCCAAACTGGTCCTTCAGAGCCCGGCGGAGATCACTTGCCTTCTTCCTTAAGGTCACCTCAGCAACGGCGGTAAAGATCTCGTGCTGATCATCCACCTCCACCTCCCTGCCAACAACCGGCATGGTCCTGTCGACAGGAGCCCCATGCAGGGGAGGATAATATGGCTCCGGCGGGGCGGGGATCTCAATCCCTAACCCCTTAGCACTGAGGTAGCCGAGCATCACTCCCTCGACTATCTGAGCAATCTCCGACTCGCCAAGGAGCCGCGACGGGACCTCTACTATAGGATCAACATCAGTTAGCCACACCAGAGGTATTGCCTTCGGCCTGCCGGAGAGAATACCCCACGGCGAGCGGCGCTTATCCACAAGCCGAATCTCGATGATTTCGTCCATGAAGAGAGACCTCCCTCAGGGGAGTGTACCACTTTAGAGGGAGGTTTGGGGGCTTCTAAGGACTAGACAGGGGTGGTGGCTGGGATGGAGCCAAGGATGCTACCGCTCACTGCAAGGGTGGTCTGAGCCGGGAGCACAACCTCGTTAGGAACGATCTTGACGTTCCGCATCACGCCGACACCAAGACCCTCATTCTTGATGTGGAAGCAGTACCGCTCTTTCAGCTTCCACTTCGTGGTATCGATCGCAAGATCCTCCCACTTATCCACCTTCACAGGGTGCTCCTCGATGTAGTACCCCAACTCGTTGGAGTCACATACGACGAGGTGGGTCCTGTTGGTCCCGGGGTGGTAGTACATCCAGGGCGACACAACGATCTTGAGCGGCCATGGCCACCGACGGGGCAGCTCAGGAGCCGAATCCAACGCAGTGTTGTAGGCATTCAGGCCCGACGCCGCAGCACCAGAGGCAGCGCCACCGGGGGTGATCTTCTGTCCACCCGAGACATGGGTCGCACTTCCGGGGCCAGCCTTGGCCGGGTTGCCGGTGTAGCCCCCATACCAGATCTGGTTGCCGCCAGCAAGGGTCACAGCCCGGAGAACCTCATCCTTCAGGAACATGATGAAGGTGAGGGGGTTCATGATGATGGTATCGGGGGTGAATCCCTGCTGCATGATCTGAGCAAAGGTATCAAAGAGGTCATCAAGGATCATCGACCCATTGGCAGCGCCGTTGATCGAACGACCATGAGTGACACCCAACATCGAGGAGGTGGGAGAGAGGTTGTCAAAGACCACCGTCCCAAGGGCGGAGATCATCTTGGCCGCCTTGACCTCCTTATGCCGAGCAAGAGCCTTGGCACAGGCCCGGAGGTGCATGTTGACGATGTCGTAGCGGGAGTAGTTCTGAGCCTCCTCCGAGATCTCGAAGGCGATACCACACTTCCCGACCTTCGCCGTCACCGTGGCCCCACTCTCCTGGAGGCGGACAGTGGGATAGCTCTCACCCTCAGCGACATCCGCCGCAGTGACAGCCCCAACCGCCGGGTACTGGATGACCTGGCCGGGCTCATACTGCTGCCGCTCGAAGAGGTTAGTCAGAACGATGAGAGGCTCCTGAGCCTCCAGGACAACCCTCTCAACGACCTGAGGGAGCCACGGGGTGATGTCGGGTGTGGAGATGGTGTCCTCGAAGCGGAGTTCGTCCTTCTGAAGGACGTCCTTCAGCTGCTTCGCTCCAGCCCCGAGCCAGTCCCGCAGCGTAACCTTCTCAGGCCTACCCACCCCGTCAGAGTTGCTATAGTCAAGCCCTCTGCTATGGTAGACTGCCCGGAATTGGTCTAGAGTCTTTAGCATTGTAGTTCCTCCGCCTAGGTACCTTTCTATCTATCGCTGACAGAAGTTGATGATGGCAACCCTATTCGCCCCACCTGAGAGGTTGAGGGCATCAGTCATCCCGGCCGTTGCTGTGCCAGGCATCTTCTCTGTCGCGGTAAGGTTCTGATACTGAGTCATCACCTTCTCAAGCCCGCTGCGCGGGTAGGCCAGCACTGCAATGACCTGCCCGATGACACCAAGCCGCGCCTGGGTGATCGCGGCCTCAAGCTGAGCCGAAATGTCCGCGTCAGCAGCAGTGTCATAGTCCGGATCTGCCGAGAAGGCATCACCGCCAGCCCCGCCGAAGGCAGCCAGGATGTCCGAGGTGAACTTCACATAGTTCGAGTTGTCGTCGAAGGTCAGGAAGTCACCAACCTTCACATCGCCGATGACCTGTGCGTAGCTCGTCGAGCCCGCGGCGGCAGTCTCGTACTGGTAGTATGTGATGGTCGAGACGCCATCAGTGAAACCGGCTGGAACGGCATTCCCACCCGACTCGTAGACGAACATCACACCGGCATCGTAGTCGATGTAGAAGTAGCCCGAGCCAAGAGCCATCACATCGGCGATGGAGCCAACCTCACTCCAGGAAGCCAAGGTGCTTCCAGAGTCGGTGATCGGAGTATTGGTGGTGATCTTCGCAACCGGGGTCCGGCCGAAGACATAGCCAACCACGTTATCGGCTGCCGCTACCAGGGAGGCATACCGTGTCGTTGCATGGAGACCAGTAGCATTGTGCCACTGCGAAGTCCCGAAGGTGATAGCTGCGCCGGAGATAGTGCCATCCCCCATCGTCTCGGCAGCCTGCTGCGCGGGGACAAGCGGGATCTGCAGGACCTTATCAGTCCCGATAGCCGTCTGATGCTGCGTGTTGTAGTTGTGACGCCTGTACTCAGACGGATCCCAGCCATCCCCGCCACACCACTGCCAGTAGGTGTAGGGAGCATAGCCGACAGGCCACGAGATAAAGTCCCTCGCGGTCTCCGCAGCGAGGATCAAGCCACGATTCCGAAGAGCCGTGGTGACCTGAGTCTGGGTGTAGTTCGTAGTGCCGTTGGTCGCGTAGGCAACACCCGTGGTCAGGTCCGTAGTCCCGGTCTCGTAGTCGTTGGCCGTATAGGTAAGGACATTCGTTCCTGCAGCGGCCTCGAAGGCGAACTTCAGGCCAGCGGGAACCCCGCGACCCTCCCTATCCACTGCAACGACCTTCCCGGCCGCGAGGACAGCCCAGTCCTCCGTCTTGGTGTCATACCGCTGAACAGGAAGCCAAGCAGCGGGCTTCAACTCAGCGAAGGGATACTGGCTCTCGCTGATCTCCACTTCCGGGGTGATATGCCCGGTGTGGTTCCACTGCTTATGAGTCGCGTCGTAAAGTCGAGTCATCTGATCAACTCCTCACTAATCGCTATTTTGCCATAAGGGCACGAAGTTTGGCAAGCGTAAAGTCGACAGGCAGCTCACCCTTCGCAATATACGTCACACAATGTTTCTCTGCGAAGGCCTCGCCATACCTGGAAGCCCAGTCAACAAGCCTCTCGGCGACGGGAAGATACCGCGTCTCGTCAGCAACATCCACCACCTCTTCAGGGGTAGCATCCTCTGGCGTCACGGCCTCAACCGGTTGCCTGGCAAGCCCGCTGCGGACGAAGTCCACACACTCCGATGTGGAGACCGCCATAAGACTGGTAAGACTCTCCAGATCAGCCCCTTCCACCTGGGTCCTGATCTCATCCAGCGTCCTCTCTCGCTGAGTAAGCGAGAGAACCAAGGCCGCATACTCCCTCGTCAGCCCCAAGAGCTTCTCTGCTGTCACAGCATGGGCTCTCTCAGAGAGGACATGCTCCGACGTAACGGTCTTCCACTCCTGCCGAAGAACCCTGACAGTCTCGTCCATCTCTGGAATCTTGGCATTGAGCTCGTCGAGCTGCGCCTGCTTCTCGGAACAGTCCAGGCACTCGCGGGGAACCTTGAGCCCACGGGCAGCCATCAGTTGCTCGACCTCAAGGTACTTCTGCTGTAGATCCCCATCAGAGAGACAATCAAGACACATCATTGTGTCCCTCCCCTCCGGGGGAGTCTCATCCTTCCCCTTATCGCACCCCAAAGCCTTCGCCTTCCGCGAGACACAGGCTAGGATGGCCTCCTTAGACCCCTCGCCCTTATAGCGGCCAATCAGCCTCCGGGCGGCCGTCACATGAGCACAGTCTGGAACTGGGAAGCTCTTCTTCGGTCCGCAGAAAGTCGACGGGGCAAGCGCCTTTCGCTTCTCGGTGGAAAGCTTCGCGTCCTGCTCCTCAACTTCGCCTTCTAGCTCCTCATTCAGCCTCTCAGCCATCTCCTCAGTGAAATTTCCCTCATCCTCAAAGAGTGTCCTGAGGGCCTCCTCAATGGGGTCCGGCACTGGGGCAGGCTGGGCCTCATCAGGGGTAGGCTCGGTCTGGGCAGCTACAGGAGCCTCGCCGGGAACATCTGCCTGGTCCGGAGGAACCGGCTCCTCATTCTCCTGGACAGAGTCAAGAAGTCTCATCACTACGGTAGCCTCCTGCCAGGCAGAGGGCACCGTACTGACACCCAAGCCCCCCTCCGCAGGCGGAGACGAGTCAATGAATTCTGCCGACTCAATCTTTGCATGTCCATCGGCAGGACGGTTCACAGCAGAGCACTCATCATAGGTGGTGTCACCAACGACGAGGTACATCGTCCGTCCGGTCTCCTCGTCCTTCACCCCTCGGGAGTGGGTACAGGACTCCTTCACCCAATCGGTCCCACATATACTACAGAGGGCTTGCCGTGGACGCTGTGTGATGGAGATCCCCTGATACCTCCCATCAAGAATCTTCTCGATGGCATCAGAGTCGGTGATGATAGCCTCAAGTCTCATCTCCCCGACACCCTTCCAGGTCTCGGCCGAGAGCACTCCGGTCTCCTCAAGCATCTGGGCAGCATCAAGCATGTCCTGCTTCGAAGCGGCATCCTGGAAGAGAGTAGAGACCTCGCTAACCGAGTCAGAGCCAGTCGGAACGTACGGAATGTACTTCCCGCTGGTGATACGCCCGACAGGGTCGGCGTGATCATCGTGATGGATCTGGAACGGCCTTAGCTGGGGATAGGTCCACGTATGGCAACATGCCTCCATCCCACCAGGGGAATACATGACATTGTTGGCATTGACCATCCCGGCATGGGAGGCAGTAATCTCGAGGCGAAGGCCACGAGCGTTCTTCGCCCGCTGGCGAATCTCGGCATTTGAAGATGGACCGCCAGACCGACCAGCCGACGGTGTCATAAAGAAGAAATCCTTTAGGACTAGACTCATCGCAACTCCCTTGCCTCCTCCACTACGCACCCACAGAGCGGGTGGTGCGGAGGAATCATGGTCTCACCAAGTGTATCATCCCACCTGATGATGGTCAACCTGGAAAGGCAGAGGTTACAGGGGGTTACACCAGGACGCGAAACGGCTACCGCACTCTTCTTCTGACCCTGCAACCACTTGAAACGAGAAAGGTTTCCGGCGAATGCCAGCTCGGTATCGTAGATTAGCTCAGCCCGATAGGCTAGCGATAGGAAGATGGCAAAGGGGCTGCTCTCCCTATCGTTACCTAACCTATCAACCACATCCCTCCGGAGGCGATCGATACTACTCTCTGCACGACGCTGGACGAATTCGACGAGGTGCCCAATACGAAGAGGCTCAAAGTAGTTACCCCTCACCACCCGCGCCAGGAGCTTCCCGAACTCGTCCTTAGCAAGACCGTAATTCAGGATGGCCTCCGATGCCAGGGCCTTATAATCAAGCTCCCCACGCAGCCATCTCCCCTGCAACTCCTCTCCCCAGAGGAGATGCCATCGGAGGATAGGGTTAGTGCTCCGGTCCTCCCGCGGGGCGGTATCCTTATTCAACTTCGCCGCAGGACGAGCCCCATACTGGTTCGATGGGGCGTTCTTGTTGGCAACAGAGGCCTTGGCCTCCTCCGTGTACGGCTCATCCACGGCAGCGATGAGAGCCATCGGCTTCCCGAACTTATTCCAGTAGAGTCCCTTCTCCTCCTCCTCTGTCAGGGGCTCACGACGGAACTCTGCCCGCAGCTCGGAGAAGGTGATGGCGTTCTTCAGGAATACGTCAACGGCGTGGTTCTCCCTCGCAATCTTCGCTTCCTTATCGACTTCATGGAAACGCAGGCGAACGGCATTATCCCCATCAAGGAGACCAGATGTTGGGAAGGTGGACTCAAGCAGCAATTCCTCAATGACCGCGTCAGCGAAGCGCTCCACAAGAATCTGGAGATACTTCACGGCGTCGATCAGGTTCCTTGACAGGGTCTGAGCCGTTGAGCGCGATGCGGAGCTGCCAATCCCAACGTCAATCGCTGAGATATCAAGTCCAGCCAGGACTCGCTCACGGAAGTACTGCAGGTACTCCTGGACCTGCAGAGCCTTCCCCTCAAGGCCAACAGCGCTTACACCAACCCTCTCGTTGACAAAGAAAGATCCCTCCTGGGGCATCTCCATCACTTCTTGCCTCAGGACGGAGATCTCATCGGTCCCATCCTCATAGGCCCTAGCAGGATTGGACTCAGTCCCAACCTTCCACAGGATGATAGGGAAGAGATGCTTATGAATCAGGATCTCAATGTTAGCCTCGATATCACGAAGCATCCTGATGTCATCAATGGCAGAGTGTACACTCGGGACCCCGAGCGGGTAGCCGCCCTTCCTATGAGCGTAGAAGTGGACTATATCCCTCGTCTGGTAGATCTTCTCAATCCCGCCGACGACAAGCTTCCAGGCCACTATATTCCCGGCCTCGTCAACCTTTGGGACCATCGCCTCTGGAGGTAGGGGGAAGTACCCCGCCACAGGGTCAATCTTGACCCGGCCGACCGTCCTCCGTTGCCCCCCAGAGGCATCAAGCTTTCTGACCTTCAACCAGTAGGCATTGGCATGAACAGCAAGATCGCGGCATGTTTGGAGAAGAAGAACCTCAAATGGGAGAAGAGAGGCCCGCTCGATCTGCTGGATGCGAAGGCGAATGTACTCAACCCTCTCATCATTCTGGCCAACAAACTCAAACCCTTCACGAGTGAAGAGGTTCAGCTTCGCCCGCGTGGCTCTGGCAAAGTAGGACTCTGTATCGTAGACGGCCTCTATCTCGTGGTGGTTATACTGAGGAAGAAGCCACTGCGGCTGCCCACCATACGATGGAACATAGGCCAAGCCACCAGACCAGACACGACTACCTGCATCAGGCTCCTTCGCCCCTAAGGCCTTAGGTCTCGCTGGCCTCTCACTCTGAGAGATCGAGACAAAGCTAGGCCCCAGCTGCATGATGGCAACCCTCTCCCGGCGGCGGAAGAGAGACTTGATCCTCTGCCAGAGTCCCACTACCTACCCCTCCAACTGCCTAATCCACTGGGCCACTTGAGCCGCCTCATCCATGGTTACCTTCTTCAGACAGGAGGATATTGGCCTCCTGGCAATGACGTTCTCCACTTCAGGACCACGAGCATCAGGACCGTCAACCCCCGTTCTCACCGCCCGCTCCGGAGGAGGGATGTCGGTCGATGGGTTCCTTCTGACAGTGATATTAGCACCTTCTATCCTTACCTCCAAACGTTCTGAAGGATGCCTGTACATATCCACCAGAATGCGGAGTTCATCCTCCGTCATAGTGTCAGAATCGGACCCGCATGAGAACTTCCCCGACTTCGCGGCGTCTATAATCCCTCTAATCAGGGCAATGTACTGTAGGATGTCCCTCTTTCCCTGCGCGAAGGAGGTGTGCCTATTCCACTGGTCAAGCGGGTAATCTATTGTCTCCTGCAGGACCCTGAGCAGCCAGTCCTTATAGTCCTTGATGATACTGACAGCCTTCTGCACGTACCCCGTGAGGCGGTCAAGGTCCAACTCTTCACTGACTGCCGAGAGGTCACTCGAGACCTGATCCAGAGCCCTCTGAGGATGACCAGGCCGATCCCTTTCGTCTCGTGCCTGCCGGGCCGAATCGATCCCGGTGCCAGCGGCATCGCGGTTCTCCTCCTCTGCCTCCTCCTGCTCAGCCACCCTCCTAGCCCGTTCCGCCTCCTGCTCCCTAGCAATTTCTCGCTCACGTCTCCTCCTCTCCCTGTCCTCGCCACGGTTCATACGAGAGGAGATTATGGAGGCCTCCGCTGCCCTCTCAGCCTCAGTCCTCCGCCCAGTCCCAGCAGGCTGCGAAGTCTGAAACATCCCGGCGAGCTGATTGTTGGTCTCCTGGAATCGACGCGGGCCCTGTTGTGCCTGGTAGCGCATCTGGTCTATGACACAGCGGATCGGGCCAAGCGCCAACTCGTCAATGATGTCGATGTTGGCCATCATCTCATTGATGATGGGGTTCAGCGCCTGCATCAGGAGGTTATCGATGGCCCCAAGGTCAACGGAGACATCAAGCTCCATCCGAGTGAGCATGTAGGCAAGGGAGAAGAGGAGCTTCTGGAGATCTGGGCCACACTGCCCCTTCAGGGCATTGCCAAGATTACAGAATTCAGCGACAAAGCTAGCATCAGAGGCATCCCCAAGCATATCCTCAAGGCGGGTAAGCTGATCCCAACTCCTCTGTAGGGTATCCTCCCACTGGGCCCCAAGGTCCTTGAAGAAGTCGGCGTCGAGCTTCCCCCACGTCCGGAAGTCACAGGGGACGCAGTCCTGCAACCAATCCTCCAGCTTATCCAGCGAAGAGTCATCCTCAGACGACTTCTCCGCCTTGTCCGTGGAGGGGGTGGCGCTGGGGACAACTACAGGGGCTGTCCCAGCAATCTCGTCAACTCCAGGCGCGCTTGCGGGGCCGGGAGCACCTATCCCACCTGCTGTGGGAGGGATATCAGACCGGACCTCCCCGCCAGGTCTAGGGATGCCCTCACCAATGCCGAGCATGGATTCTGGAGGGCCTGACATCCCCCTGATAAGGCTCTTGAAGACAACAAAGGGACTGTCGATATCACGACTCTTCACCATCCCCTTCTCGAAAGTGGAGATGATGAGGTCAAGATCGGCTTCTAGAAGGGCCCCTTCAGCGCCAGGCACTAGAACTCCCCTGTCTCTTGGGCCTGCCTCAGACGGACTCTCCCCTCCTCCACATCGGCCCTATACTCCTCCGCCTTAGCAGAGATGAAAGAGTCACTCCCGCCACGGGTGGTCAGGTGGATAACAGTACTCTCGCCGGCGAGCATGTTCCCATCTTGGTGGATAGCCTGACAGTCTCTCTTCCCCATGAAATCCTCCCTAATATAGGGGAAGAGCATCCTATAGAGCATCTCCAGGGTCCATTCCTGATACTCGTCAAGGTCTAGAGCCATCGGTCACCGCCTCCGCCAGAAGGAGCCTTATGTCTTCCTAATCTCTGCAGCCTTCTGTTGGAGAAGCTGCTGCCTCATCCCAACAGCCCTAGCATAGTGCGAGTAAGTCACCGTAGTAGTCCTCTCATTGAAGACACGCACCATCGCCTGAAAGAGTCTAGAGCCCTTTCCTCCATCGCCTGTCACCTTGAAACGGGCACACCTCTCATCGATCATCCCCTCAACTCTGGCGATCTTCTCAAGTAGGCTCCTTGCCTTCTCACCAACTCGGTCGATCCGCTGTGTAGCAGTTATTGTCATCTCCTGCTCAGGAACGACCAGCGGAAGGATCTGCTCCGGCTCATACCTGGGAACATCAGTGAACCGCTCAAGGACGCCTATATCTCCCTGTCCTAGATCATTTGACGGAAGGTTTGCGGTCATGGGACAACCTCTGCTGTAAAGGAGAGACGAAGGACAACATTCTCCTTATTGTCAGCAGAGGCCCCGGCAGGGCACTCTATCCTGCACCAGAACGGCCTCGCGGCAGCGATATCACCACCAAGGGCACTCCCTATCTGAGTAATATCGATGTAGTCGCCATAGTCAGTAGCAGACCACTCCGACTCCGTCGGCTGCGCAGCCCCAACCCTAAGTTTCACCCCATGTCCCGTCACCGTCCCCGACACATCGTCATCTCCATACCTGACGACAGGAGTCACTCTGATGTGAGTGTAGTACTCCACAGCGGTGTCAGCCTGGACGAAGAGCTTCGATTCGACAACCTCACCAAGCTCACCATCGTGGGTTGTAATGATTGGCAGCTTGTCGTCATCGACATCATAGTCCTTGTATGAAGCATACGCCCCTGCGGACACTTCCCGATAGAGACCTAGAGCCATCTTAGCGCCCAATCCTTAACTTCTTACGCCTCAGTCCGCCAAGCATCGTATCATCGTCCTCTGGAGGCTCGTGACCCCAGTATCTTACCACACCACCCCCCAACACACCCCGAGGAGTCCTAGACCACCTTCGATGGTGGTTCGGAGCGGGACCAAAGGCCTGCCCAGGCAAGAGAAGCCTTGTCGGCTTCTGATCCTTCGGCGGTACATAACCAATGTTGATCCCGAGTGGATCAAGACCACCAGCGTAGAAGGATGGAAACTCCAGCCTCACAGCGATAAGGGCCAGGTTGAGCGCGTCCAAGCGGTGGTCCCCCCACTTTGGCTCCTTGACCTCATAGACAGGGACGCCAGCAGGAGTCCTCTTCCCGACAACATAGTTATTCAACTGTCTCGTCATGACAAGGTCGGAGCGGGGATACTTTATCTCCGCCAGCTCAAACCGCCGGACCGAGTTCTCAACCATGAAGACTTTGCTAGGAACCTTCCTAACCTCTCCATTGATCCCCTTCAACTCCATCTTCGACCCGAAGTCATAGGTCTTCACGATATTCATGAGACGAGCATCAATTGGATTCTTGCCAACCACCCTCCTTCCCTCATGCTGAAGCATAGCCCCACCATCCCCGCCGCCGGCATCAACGTAGATCCAGTGCGGAACCCAAATCCTGTTCAACTCAAGGATCCGGGCGATCCCAGACGGCGAGGTAAAGTCCTTCTTCGGAATGTTCTCCGCCCAGACCGTGTACGAGCAGTGATCCCCCCCCTTCAGGGTCGCAACGATGGCAATCTCCGTCCCATGCTCCTTATTCCAATCGACCCCAAAGGTGTAGACAAAGTTAGGATTCCTAGGCATAGAGCCATACTCAAAGTCGGCCTGAGCCTGGGTGACCAGGTCATCCCGGTAGACTCCTACACCAGCTGGGGTGAATTTCGCTAGGACCTCCTGGTCCCACGCCTCCTGACTCGAACCGAAGTCCTTCTTGATCTGGGGCTCAACAATGTCCCAGTCAGGACGGAGGGTTGCCGGAACATAGAACTCAGCGAAGTCAGGCCGCGACTTACAAACTGACTCGAAGTAATCCCCTGAAATGCCGGATGGCGTCGAAGAGATGATGAACTGTGTCGTAGGCCGGGTATAGAGGATGGGGTTGACAACCTTCGTCAGAACATCGCTAGAGACGAAGGCCCCCTCATCCAGGACGACTAGGTCGGCGTCCTGGCCCCTAGCCGAAAGCCCCTTCGAGCCACTAGAGTCACCAGAGGCAAAGCCAGAGATGACATTGCCCCCCTTGACGTTCTTATCCGTAATGATCGAGATGACCTGTGGAGATCCTCTCTTGTCCCTCCCAATGTAGGGAGCAAGATGTGGGGCCAGGGCAAGGAAGGCCCTCATCCTATCGAAGAGGTTCTCTATATGGGACTTCTGCGGAGCAAGAACGAGGACCCTGATATTCTTCCTAATCTTCCCGCTATCTGGGTCACGGAGGGCCCCCCCCGCCGAGGTGAAGATATACCATAGGATAAATACAGCCAGTATCGTACTTTTCCCTGTGTTGTGGCAATAGAAACCATTAGCAACAAAGTTGTGCGTCCCCTCAACCTCGATGTCGTACGTCGGGGCAGAGCCCAGCAGCTCTATAGACCTAACCCTTAGGAACCTCGCATTGCCAACAACAAACCCGCTCGAATCCCTCGACTTCTGCTGTAGCAGAAATGCAACCTCCTCACACGCCTCCTCCTTTCCGTAGATCGGGCCAATGACCTCAAGAAACCTTAGAATGTCACGTCCCGAGGATATATGGAGCTTCCAGACCTGCCGGTGCCGGGGAAGCTTTGGCTTCTTGTCCTTCCTGATAACTGCAAGCACTCCAGCCTTGAGCAGTAGGAGCCTGACCTGATCAAGCATTTGCCTGGATGTCGACGTGAGGCTTACATCACATCCCCACTCATTCCCACGCCCAGCTTTCCTCCAAAACGAGACGCTTCCGTCACCAGAGAACATCCTGTTGATAAGGAGAGCAATGGACAGCCAATCCCAGCCCCAGACACAGGACGGTAAGGTTTTATTGCTGGATTTCCTGCCAAGCAGACCTAGTCGGAAAAGTTCGGCGGTCAGAAGGTTATCAGTGTTCTTCCTCCCGTCTGTGATATGGACATCCCAGCCATTACCCTTTGGCCTCTCAGAGCAGGGATAGCCATACCTCTTCAAGGCAATAGCCTTCACCTCATCGACCATCCGCCTGTTATTGTTTGTGAACTTCGGCGTCTGGTTACCACCGGTAATGTACCCGTCCGTCAGGAGATATCCCAGCAATCTAGCTAGATCGGGCTCGCTCCCATTTCCCCACACGCCATAGTCAGAGATAATGGAGAGCCACGCACCCTTCTCAAGACCATCCTCAATGGAGATCCACCCGGGCTGGAGGCCACGAGAAGAGAGGTATTCTCTTCTCTCCTTGCGATATCCCCAGAACGGGTGGTTTGCTGTGCAATCTACCGATACTCCATTGCTCAGCTTGATCCTGTAGACTAACTTTTCCCCATTCTCCCAAGATCCGGTGACGGAGGCTACCCGTTGTGTCTGGTCCCCTGATAGGGAGACAACACAATCACCCACCTGAACGGCCTCTACTGGCCGCCAGCTCCCATCTGCCAGAAGTACAGGAACCCCTGCGGGAAGACAGCGCCTTCCAAATCTCAGTACCTTCCGCGGAGAAGGACACATCAGTGCTCCGCGCTGGTAGTCCCATGCTCTCCATGGTCTCCCACTATCAGGGTCAACGAGATTCTCCTCCCCCCAGAGAAGTGGAGACCGCGTGCTATTGATGGACCTCCAGTCCTTATCGGAGAGCATCTGGGGAAGGGCTGCCCTAACCTTTGGATCTACAAAGTTCTCATCATGTGGGACGAAGTTACAGGCGACGGCGAAGCCATCCTTATAGAAGACGCCATCATCAGAGGTAAAGTTGTTGTACTTCCCTCTAGCACGCTCCAGGCACACCTGACAAATAGGATGAAGCAGAGGCGGAACAGTACGCGGCTCGGCAAACTCAAGTTTTGGATCATCGGAAATCATGAGTTATTACAATGCTATAGATGCATCATACTGGCTTCGTGGCCAAGCATACTGCGGGCGTTGATCCCAGATCTCTGCATCTGGAGGAGGGCCCTCTGCCTCATCGTCGCGGCCATTGGGGTCCTATTTCCCTCCGAGATCGTCCCACCCAGCTCCAGTCTCTTCTGCCGGATACCAAGATCCTTGAGGTAATTCCACGTCATCTGCCCAGCCCTGATTGGCATCTCCACAAGATCCACTGTCTTATTCCAGGCGTAGGCCCCCACAGCCCCGATGACCAGGCCAATAGCAGCGCCGACAATCATCCCAGGGAGGCCAGCAACACCCCCAGCCGCAGCCCCGCCAGCAGCACCAGCAGCGGCAGTAGAGCCAATGGCGGCAGTCACCGCAGCCCAAATGGTCGGGCCTGCAACCATCCCAACTCCAGCCCCGAATCCGTAGGCAGCCTCCTCCCCCGTTATCCTGATACCCTTCTCCACCTTCATGATGGGGCTGAGACCCTGGGTCTCATAGTGCATTCTGGTCCCCCATATGACAGGACCAATCCACTTGAAGAAGTTCCTACCGGCGAACCTTCCAATGGCCTTCACACTATCTGGAAGGGACTGCACTGCCCTCCCTAGGAAACCAGGAAGACTCTTCCCCGCCGCGCCAGCCACCTTCTCCGCCATATTGGGCGTCAGCTCATATGGTAGGAAGGTCGAGAGGATGCCTCTCCCACCCCCCTTCGCCATAGCCCAGGTGGCAGCTTCAGCTGTCCTCCAGCCACTCCTCCCCCCCGCCGCGGCACGATACCAATCGGAGAATCTCTGAGAGATCATCTCCCCACTGAAGTGCTGGGAGAGATGCGCCTTCGCCTCATCGACGCCCATCCCGGGACGTCCGCCGTACCGCGCCGCCAGCCAAGGGTAGAGACTTCCCTGTTGGACCTGTGCCACCTAATACCCCCTCACAGTCCCGTTGCCCATACCAGAGAAGAGGGCTCCATAGCGAGCCGCCCTCCCCGCGCCATAGGAATCCCCAGCATTAGCCCTCTTGACAGAGGACGAGAGAAGTCCAGCCCCAATGCCTATCCCACCCGAGAGCATCATGGTGCCGACGGCACGAGGCATCCACTGCCGGGCGTGCTTCTGCATAGCCGTTACACCCCGAGAGAGTACCTGAACAGTCTTCTTCTCCCCGAATACGTTGGGAACCTTCATTCCGCCAGCAGACCCATAGACCCCGATGCCAGGAGCAAGCCCCTCAACAAACCTAGGAGTAAACGTCTTCGTACCACCCGCAAACCTTCTGACATCCTTCACTACCCACGACTTACTTGGATCCTTGTAGCCCCTTCCCCCTCCCATCCATGCTCCCCCCAAGGCTCCAGCTGCGGCACCCCACCCGGAGAAGCCTGAGGTCACGAACCCAGCCGCTCCCCCGATCCCAGCCATTGTCGCTGTGGGATGCCCTGCGAGCCATGAGAAGGACCTTGCTACCCTCTCGTTAGAGAGGAGCCTCCCAAGGAGGGATCCAGCAGTCCTGCCTGCAGCCTTTGCAACAGCCATCGTCACACCACCCTTACTACCATTTTATACTAGACACAAGTGCTTTACCAGACAGGGTTACATCCTCCCATGTCTCCTTGAGGGATGGTTGGGGCCTGGATTCGGTTGAGAGTGAGCCAACTGCCCCACTGCACGGTTATGAAGCTCCTCCCGCGTCTGGGCTCCCCCATACTGCGCCCCCAACTCCGGGGCCGGAAGCGTCGCTGCCCCCTTCCGCGCTGACGGAGGGATAGGTGGCGGGCGCCTCGGCGTAGGGGGGGAGACCCGGCTCGGCCCCTCAAGATCCACCCGGGCCCTCATCCTACTCCACTCCCTCACTACCTCCAGATCCTTCTTCAGGAAGGTCTTGGCACCAGCCCTCTCGACAATCTCCGTCAGGACACCGGCAACGGCAGACTTCTGCTCCATCGTAAAGGCAGAGGACATCATCATCGGAGGAGCATTAGTGATGGACCACAGCCCTATACGGGTGCTCTGCCAGTCACCCTTCCGCTCCAGCCTCTCCAGGGCCATTGTGTCCTGAACCTTCTGCACCCTCATAATCTCGTCCTGGATACCGGCAGAGCCTCCCCAGAGCCTTGCCGGTGACGGATCTATGAGGGAGACCCTCCCCTGCCTATCGATCAGGATGTTATTCGGGTTGATATCAGAGTGGGTAAGGTTCCTTCGGTGAAGAGTCTCAACCCCCTCTCGCAAGCTCCTTATCTGCTGATCGGAGAGACTCTTCCCAGATTTCATCAGATCATCCAGTGTCTGAGTCTCCCCAAGAGACTCCATGAAGAGAGTCTTGAACTCCTCCTCCCCCTTATTGAGAATGGCCCTCCCGCGGCCATAGGGTGTCGGAGAGATAGTCCCCTGGAGAGTCTGAAGCCCAGCTACCTCACCCTCAATCTGGGCTGTCACATACCCAGTGTCCTTCCCCCTCAGATTGTAGAGTTTCCTGACGTACCGAAACTTCTCACCACCAACCTCTGTCTCCATGAGGTGGACAGCCCCAGACATCCCCTCTCCAACACCGCTGAGAGTCTTCACAACTCTCCCGCCCTCCAGTGCCTCCATGAACTTAGGGTGTGCCAAGACCTCCTTCAAGACATCGGCACTCCCAGGAGCGATCTTCAGAGCTCTTGCCAAGCCCCTGGCAGCATCCCACCCAGTCCCAAAGTCTGTCTGCTGCTCCCTCTGGGCACCAGAGAAGCCGACATTTTGGAATCCCTCCAGGGTCCTTGGATGGCCCCTTCTGTAGAGGGCCCCTTCGACACGAGAGTAGGCGTAGTCCGTCGCCTCCCTGGTAGCCGATAGGAGAGCCGCCCCCACCCCCGCCATCAGGGCGGCACCACCGAGGACAGCGGGGAGGATCCAGCTGGCCTGGGCCCGCTCCCTCATAGCCACCGTCGCTGGCGACTGTGACGGGGGGGCAGAGGGAAGCGGAATCTCAGGCTTTGGCGGAATTACGGTCTGGCTCTGCGAGGAGGCCCGGGGATGGAGGAGCTTGGACTTAACCACGCGCCGATCCTCCTTATAAAGGTTGAGCCTCCTCCCTGCCGGGATCCGCTGAGAGATCTTCCCCCCTGACATCCTCTGAGCGAGGGTTATCTCCCTCGCTATAATGGCGTTCCCGCTTGCCACGGGGACAGACCCGATCTGCTCAGCCGCCACAGCCACCGACTGTGTAAGACGGTCAATGACATCGGAAGCACGGCGGTGCTCTGCGTCCGAGATACGGAGATGTCGGACACGATCCCTATTCTCATAGTCCCACCGGTGTAGAGCCCTCTTTACGTCACCGGCGGGGATCTCCACCGTCGGGTTAACCTTCCTGACGATCTCGGCCGGGGGCTGGTAATGCGGCATATGCCCCGGGAGTCTCCCATGTATGTCCACCCAGCTCACACCGGAGGCTAGTAACCTCTTCTCAGCGGCAAGCGCTTCGGCCGCTGCAAGGGCCTCTGGCTTCAGGACGTTATGCCATGCCCACCTTACATCCGGCTCCCTGATGTAGGTTGCCATCAGCTCCTGAGGGTCACCCCTCCACCCGCGCTGCATATTCCAGAAGGTGATCTGCCTCTCGGCCTCATAGCTCATCCTGGGCGATAGCCACCCCCAATCTGCCCTACTAGCAATCGTCGGTAGCGTCCCAATCTCGTCAAGAGCCGGCGAGGCCACCGTCTTGAGACGCCCGACTATGGCTGCCTCCGCCCTCCGGGCTGGAGTAGCGATCCTCCTCAGAGCTCTCTCAAGAAATCCTAGTACCGTCCCACGGACAGAACTAAGTCCCGACCCGAAGTCGGTTAGCTGCTTCCTTGATATGGAAGCCTCACCCCTCTCCCCAAAACCTGGGATCTCACTGTCGTGGTACCCCTGGAGAGCCCCAGCCACAAGCCTCGTGGCGAGGTAGGTACCCCCGATCACCCCTGCCCTCAACCAAGGGTTGGCCCCCCTTGAGAGGTAGGCCGCCCCGCCAGCCGCGATGGCTCCCCAGAAGGGTCCAGTCTTCTGCCTCGAAGCAAGGAGATCAGCCCCAATGGCGACGGCAACGGCATAGGGGGCAACCCTATGGAGGAGTGGTCCCTCCGCAGCCCTCATCCCCTTCAGAACATCAGAGACCTGCTCTGCCCCCTTCGCAGGGGCGGGAAGGTTGGCAACCCCCAAGGCCGAGGAGGAGAGGGCATCCTCAGCCACGCCACCCAATTTCCGGGCAAAGTCATGCATCCTCTCCCGGTCGGAGGGAAATCTCAGATCGAAGCGATGGGTCACCCCCTCATGGATGACCTGTGCCCCAACTGCCCTGGGGACCCTCTTCCCCTGCCTCCTCAATGCCCTCCGGGCCGTATCGGAGTACCCAATCCAGAGGAGTGAATCCTCTCCCGGTAGAGCTCCCTTCCTCTTCAGGTGGGCGAGGGCCGAGAGACCCTTAGTATTCTCCCCCGAGATGAGGATCTCTGCCCCTTGGGAGATATCATCATTCCAGAACTTGGCAGCATCCTCCGCCGCCTGGTACTTCCTCATCCTCTTCAGGAGGCCAAGGCTGAGTGGCTCCTTCCCCTTGGAGAGGTGATGGGAGACAATCCCGGTCTCCCTCTCAATGAACTCAAGAAGCTCGGCATCCTTGAGGGCATACCCCTTGAGATGTTCAAACTCACTAGGGGTACCACCCAGGAGCTTCCATATCTCCCCGCCCGAGACACCAAGTTTCACTTTCCCTGTAGGGGACTTGCCAAGAGCCCTCTCAAGGTCAGAGGCGAAGGACTCCAGGGACCACGGACGATGGGGAGAAAGGCCAGGAGTCCTCCCGAAGATCTCCTTGGCCACATCCATCATGTCGACGGAGCGAGCCCGGGGCTTTATCCCTCTGAGGCCCCTGGCCCCAGCGATCCTCTCCCTTATGGGGAGGACGGCGGAGTCGAACCTCCTGGAGTTCCACCCGACGAGGATGTCTGTGGAAAGGATGGAGGCCTGCCGCGGGAAGGCCTCGAGGAGCTCCTTCTCCCTCCCCAAGGCGTGGGCAAGATCCTTGGAGTAGGCATCCCTATTGACATGGGCCCACTGGGGTTTCCCCCCATGGCGAGCCCACGCAACGGAGAGCACCTGGTGCTTCCGCCTCTCCCTTGGGGAGAATGGATTCCTCGAACCCTCCGGCGGGCGAGTCTCTATGTCGAAGTAGAGATAGTTGAGCTTCTGGCTAGAGGAGGACATAGCTACTCAGAGGGTAGCCTATTCCCCCTCATGAAGCAATCTCTCTATCCTGGAGACCTTCTCAAGGAGATCGAAGGTCCTACTGACAGCATTCTCCGTCAGGGCGCCCTTTGTCAGAGCGGTGACCATAGCCTTCCTCTTCGGGGTGGCAACGATGGCATCGAGAATCTCCATCCTCTGCTTCTGAATCCTCTCCTTCATCCTCCACGCGGGGTGTTCAGCCAGGGTCTCCACCTCATCCCCAACATTGTTGACCATCGTCACCTGCTTCAAGAGGAGAGTCCCATCGGAGTCATGAGCCAAGCCCGAGAGGGTGAGGGAGAGACGGTAGTCCTCTATATCCAACTCGACCAGCTTCGACACGAGGGAGCGCAGGGTTGGACTCCTCTCTATCTCCCCCTCAATGTCCAACTCCTCAATGTACTCCACAAATCGGTTGTTGATGAGGTTGACCTCGACGATACACTGTTTCCCAACGGGGAAGTTGCCACCGAGCCCGTCCTCCACCCCAATGGGACATCTCTCCACGAAGGGACACTGATTCCCGCCGCGGCAGATCATCGGGGAGAGGTAGACACCCCCCAACCTCCCGGCGAGGATGGTCCTCTCCAATCTCCCCCGGGCCGCAGGAGAGATCTCCACCCCGGAATAGTCATCGAGGACAACCCCAACAGGGCCAGAGGGGACCAGAGCACCAGGAGTCTCATCGGAAGCCATAGTGGGAGTATACAGAATTGTAGATTAGGGAGCGAAGAGCCCCCAGAGCCCTAGATTCCCTGCCACGGAATAACCTCCTTGGCGGAGAAGGAGATCTTCTCCTCACAAACAAAGTCATCGACACCAAGCCGCCCCTCTATCAAAGTCTCCTCAATATCCCTGAACATGAGGATGCTATCCCCCTTCTCTCCATGGTGGCGGAGGACGAGGCTCCCCTTACCCGCCCCAAGGAGACGGGAGATGGTGTGGTGGAGGGACACCCTCTCTACAAGGGTCGTCACCGTAACCCGGACCACCGACCCGGAAAAGAATTCAAAGGACCGGATGGCGGGGATGGGAATCCTCCCAGTGGGATCATCATCCATCTCGTGCCCATGGCCGACGAGGTATCCTGTAACCGAGGCGCCAGAGATCCCATCCCAAATCTTCTCCGGAGGAAGCTCTCTCGGTACTGGAAGACGGCGAGGACTCTTCTCCCCGGAGAAGAGGATACCCCACACACCCACCCAGAACCTCTTGAGGAGATCCCACAATCTCCTCATCTTCCACGGGAATGTCATCCTCTTGCTAAGGAAGACACCATTGAACTCAACCTCGTCATGCGGCCTCATGTGACTCATCGAACCCTGCCCTTCCTAGAGATCACCGGGTGACCTAGAGATCACCAGACGACAACCTCTCAAGACACTCACCCAACAACTCCCTTACCCTCTCCAGTCTCTCCCTCTTGAACCTCTCCAAAGCCATGGTGGAGTAACGGCACTGCTCCCCCATCTCGCTATTACGGACGAACCAAGAGAACATCTTCGTCTGCTGAGGCTCCCTCTCCAGGACCTTATGGAGCTCAAGGAGGGTCTGAAGGACCTCAGGCCTCATCAAGGACTTCAAGTGAAGCCTCAGCTCCTCCACCCAATCGAGCGGGAAGTAGTTCCCCCCGTCGAGGGAGACGACATCCTCAAGGGGGACGGAGAGGGAATCGGCCACTGCGACAACCCTCTTCAAGCACTCTGGACATAGGAGTTCCTCTCCCATAGGAGGGATAGTACCAGATCGCGGGGGGAATTCCGGCCTCAAAAGTCCTACCGGCCTCAAAAGTCCTACCGGGCCCTACCGGGCCCTACCAGACCCTACCGGGCCTCACCAGACCCCCAGACCCATATATATAGAGGAATACAATTGTAGAGAGAGAGGAGGGGGAATACAGCCGCGGGGGAGGGGGGTTACTCCACCTGGATCTCCCTCTCCTCCATCGCGGGAGGGGACTTCCTCCCCATCGTAACCCTCAGGACTCCGTCACTCATCTCAGCCCTCACCGAACCCCTGTCGATCTCTCTCCCCAGGGAGTACACCCTCCTGATATCCCTCCCCCTCCACTCCCCCTCAATGAGGAGCCTCCCCCCCTTCACCTTGACCTTGAAATCCTCTCTCCGACCGCCGGGAAGATCGAGCATCACCATGAGGAGACCATCCTCCCCCTCCGAGATCTCCCCGCGGGGGGAGTCACCTCGAGATGGGAACCAGAGATCACCCAGGGCATCCTCAAAGAGATAGCGGAATGACATCCCAGACCTCCTATGGGGTCCCAAAAAGACCCCCAGAAATTTTCTGGGGAAAATTTAATCCCCCATAGTGCCATGTCAAGGACCCCAGGGAGATTCCCCATGGAGGGGGTTGCCCCACGGGGATGTCAATGGGGAGAGGGGGGACAAGCCGTAGGAAGACTTCATGTGGAGAGGGGAGATTGCCCCATAGGAAATTCTATACGGAGAGGGGAGACAGGCCAACAGGAAGATTCATACGGAGAGGGGGGTAGTGAGTCATTCCTCGGCCCTTCTGGCTCCAACTTTGTGTGTTCGGAGCCCCCGGGGTTGAGGAGTGACTCTGGGTTACCTCGCCCATAAGAGGTAGGGTTCCACTCAGTAACACTGGGTGGTGCCTCGAGTACGCTACGGAGTGTCGTGAGACACCCTGTACTTGAGGTAAGTCCTTCAGCCTCGAAAGAGTAGGCCCCTCAAGCCTGCTTGCTGCTGGATAACCCGGGGAAATCACTCAGTGAAAAGTCCTTGTGGCGAAATAACTGAGGTTGTCTGGCTCTGCTGGACAGTTTTCCTCCCCTCAGACCGTACAGAGGGAAATACTGAGTTGACGCTGTGGAAGTGGGTGAAAAAGACTTCTGCCTGCCGCGGGTAGGTACAGAAGGAAAGTAACCCACGCAATGGCAGGATGTGACTGCCGCGGAGATGCTCTCCACCACCACAGTGTAGTACGGACGTGCTCCTCGTTGTGCCCCGTGCGTCGAGGGCTGGAGTACGTAGTAGGTGAGGGATGAAGGGGTGAGACCCCAGTCCCTCACAAATGCTATGCGCCCGGCCAGAAACGGTCCGTATGGATCGGAACCTGGTAGCGAGGAGGAGAGTGGCAGGGTCCGTTCAACCCGTTCCTCCTACCGTCAGCGTGAAATGAAGACGCCCAGCAGGTGCGCGCATGGTGCCTGTTCTGGGTGAGACCACTCGTTCCACAATGGAACATCCCAGGAACTCTGTGACCCACATGGCAGGAGGGAAAGGGATGCAGGCCCAGCAATGGGCCTTCACCGTTGCGGCTGAGGAAGGTGTTACAGCCGCCTAGAGGGAACGTAAATAACTAAACACCGTACCCCCCAGCGAACGGTCTTCGAAAGGAGACCGTGTCCCGCCCGCAAAGATGCCCGACATACCGGGGCATGGCGGGATGTATGCTGGGGTCAACTCTCTCCCCTAGGGAAGTCCCCCTCTGGGTCCCCTGGGGGGAGAGGACCATGAAGTCCTTCCATCTGCCCCCACAGCGGGGGAATGGAACGCTTGGTTTACCAGGCGAGGGGTGCAAAGGCCCCAGGAAGGACACTCCATAGGCCGTGTAGTGGCCACCCACTAGGGCAGGCGGTGGGTAAAAGTGGGCCTGCTTCTCCAACGGAGTGTCGGGGGTATCACTCTGTAAACTACCCCTTCCTAAATGTTCTAAACCAAATCGTCTTTTTCGCCGGGCAAGGAAAGAGCCCGGCACAGAAAGGAGGCCAGCAATGGCCTTCGACAACACCGTGTTCGAGGCGTTCGCGTCGTACAACGGCGGAGGGGGGTTCCTGACCCTCCTCCTCGTCGTCATCGCCCTGGCGGCCATCCTGGTCGCTGGGGTGGTTGTGACCTGGGCCCGGTCGGTCCTTCTGGCCCGCCGGGTCCTGCTCTCCTCATCGGAGAAGGACCTCATCGAGGGCTGGATCCGAGAGGAGGAGGACGAGGTCGTCACCCCCGAGGTGGCGGCCACGTTCTCCTCTGAGGAACAGGCGGTGTGGGAGGGTCTCCTCGATGGGGCAACCGAGGAGCAGGCCTGGCTTCTCGACGCCATCCAGGCGACCCTGGAGGGTCTGGACGAACTCTTCGTCCGGATCCTCGCTCCCGCCCCCTGGTCCCCCTCCCAGGCGCGGCGTAAGGCCCGCCTGGCAGAGATTAGGCGACAGTACGTCGCCGTCGGCTAGTCCCCCCCGGTCCTGAGCAAGACCAAAAAAGGCTCCATCCCCTTAACCCCCCATCCTGGGTTCTAAAGGCCCAGCAGGAAAATGGTTTCCTGAGTGGGGATAGAGGGATTCTGGTTGAGGGAAGAAGTTCCCCCCCGCGGCCAGAAGAAAAGGAGGAAGCGCCATGTTGCGGCGCCAGTTCCACGTCCTCCGCGAGTCGGCTCGCAGGGTCTCCGTCCCCATCAGGGGACAGATTGAGACCCTCGCCGAGCTGGACTCGGCGGAGGGGTCCCGGTTCTTCCGGGTTCTCAGAGAGGGTCCCTTGACCCTCTCTTTGGACTCGGAAGAGGTGGTCGGGGTCTGCCGGGTGAACCGGCGAGATCTCGGCTACTAAGAGCCGGGTCCAAGTCACAGGCTCGAGGGTGAGACCCTCTCGAAAGGAGGGTAGGCAGGTTCGATCCCTGCTCTGTGACCTAATTCCTCTCTCACTTCTTTCCTTCCCCTAGATGGGGTGGTGGAGCCACTGCCCTGGTAGGTGAGATTCTCCTCATTCCTAGTCGCGGGAAATGACTTCCCCCGGCGCAAGAGAGAATTCTCCCCTGCCAGGAAATCTGGTGGTCCGAGGTTCAAACCCCCGGAAGAAGAGAGAAAGATCTCCTGAGCACGAGACTAAAAGGCTAAGTAGGGGAATGTCTCCCCCGCGCCCCAAGAGACTCCGCTTCCGGTCGAATGGGGTTCAAAGGAGGAAAGGAAGCCAAGAAGGAGTGCCCCATGGCACACCAAGACTGTATCCCCGCCAACGTTCTAAACCGTCGTGTCCAGGAGCAGGACCGAGCCATGAGCCCGGCCCAGAAGGCCCGGGCCAAGGCCCTCAGGGAGAAGGAGGTCAGGAAGGTCACCTTCAGGAAGGAGGTGGAGGCCTACCTGGAGAGGAAGGCCAAGGCCTCTCCACCCCTCAGCAAGGAGGATGCGGAGAGGAGGTTCTTCTCTACCCCCTCCCCCGAGGGGAAGAGGAGGCAGATGCTCCTCAACCGGGAGGAGTCCCGGGTCAGGGGAGACCTCCGGGTCCTCCCCTTCGAGGGGGTTCTGGCCTCCATGAAGGAGGCCAAGGACCTGGAGGCCTTCGGGCTCCGGGTCCACCTCCAGGCGGAGAAGATCCGCCAGGAGAGGAACCTCCAGGAGGAGTTCCGGCTCCTCCTTGAGCAGGCCCCCCCGGAGACCATCCGGGCGGCCTTGGAGCTGGGAGGGGTCGACCTCTCCCAGGAACTGTCCCCGGAGCTGTTGGAGAGGCTCCAGGAGGCCGTGGAGGTGGCCCTGGACCTCTAGGACCCAGGGGAACCCATGACCCAGAGGGGACTCTGGGCCGTGGGGTTCTTCTTCCCCGGCGAGGGAGGGAATTCGGTGCGGCAGGAGGACGACCAGAATATGGTCATTTCCCGCTGCGCTGGGTGTCCCCGCCTCTTCCCGGAGGTAGTCTGTCCCCGGCGGGAGTGCCGCTTCGAGAGGGAGCTGAAAGAGGCTCCCATCTGGGGCGGGAGGTAGAGGAATCACAATGAACTCTCCCCATCACGGGAAATCCTCTCTCACTCAGAGCACGGAGAAGAGGGGAATGCCCTTCAACGGGGAAGAGAATCCTACTGGGTTTGAGGTCAAGGGGTTGAGAACCCCAAAGGAGGAAAAGATGACGAAGACTGTGTACATCGGTGAGAGGGCCCTCATCAAGGCCCTCCAGGACCAAGGCGGGCCCGACGCCCGCGGGATCGACTGGGGAAGGGTGATCTCCCCGGCAATCACCTATCGCAACACCCAGGAGAGCGACACTATCCTGGGGCTGGAGTTGGGGAGGCTCCTCTCCCTCCTCCGCAACTGTGGGAGTGTGGAGGCTCCCATCATCGACTGGAGGGACATCGTGTCCCAGCTCCTCCCCGAGGAGTCCAGCGGGGACACGGTAGGGGAATACTGGGATGACCTTCTCTCCCAGGCCATCGGGGATGAGAGTCTCCGGTGTAACCGGAGGGAGTCACCGTGCGGGGATGGGAACTGTCCCGCGCGGCATGGCTGCCACTCCTACGGGAGGTAGCCAGGATGAAGTTCCGAAACTACTCCCGTATCTCGGGAGAGAGGCGCTCCGTGGAAAGGACCTCCTGGGAGGAGATGATCCTCCAGGCTCAGCAGGAGGTCGAAGAGCTGGTGCGCTCCAGGAGGTTTGACCTCCGGAAGAAGGAGAAGGCTAGCCGCCGCAACGGCTAGGAGATCACTATGAACTCCATCTGGAATCTCGTCTCCTCCATGGTGGAGGGAAAGTCGGTGGAGATCGTCTCCAAAGCCCCCTGCTTTGAGATCCTCCACGGGCAGGTTCTCTCCATCGAGAAGGAGAGCGGTGGGAGGAACCCCCTCCACCTCAACCTGGTGGTACTCCTGGACGATGGAACGTACAGGGAGTGCTACTGCCAGGCAAGGTGAGGAAAAAGATGATGGAAAAGAAGACAGTGGCGACCCCCCTCGCGGGGGACCTCTTCAAGGTGGAGGTTGCAGGCCTCCACGTCGTCCTCACCCTCGAGGAGATGAAGAAGGCAACCTCCGCTATGGAGGCTGCCCTTACCTTCCACTCCATGGAGGGTTCCCCCGGGGGAGAGGACAGCGACCCCCCCAGGGACCCCGACCCCTGGACCTGGGATAAGATAGATGCCCGGGAGGTCCGGGCTATCCTAGAGAGGGGAGTAAGCCTCTACAACGAGGAGGACTCCCAATGAGGGAGGGCGGGTTGTACCGCTGCGGGGCAATCCGCATGTCGGGACAGGCAATTGAGCTGGGCCTCATCCAGGCCCCAGGCGACCGGGAGGTCCTTCGCCTGGTAGAGGAGAGGTTCAGGAAGATGTATGGGGAGCCCTGGTCCTCTCTCTTTGCCTCCAACGACCCCGACAAGAGGGATATCCCCTTCGACCTCTTTGTGAGGTCGTGGGAGTAGAAGGATGGATCTACTCCTGGTCATCCTGACCACCATCATCCTCTACTCCCTCTGCACGGCAGGGGTTGCGGTGGAGGACTTCCTGAGGGAGAAGGTCCAGCGGCGAAGGGAGATCCACTACGCCCTCGCCAGGGTCTACTACCGGGCCGGTGACAGGGTCTCCGCCATGAAGGAGATCCAGATGGCAAGGAAAGAAAGGTAAAGGAGAACAAGATGAAGAAGATCGAAGTAACCCCCGCGGGGGAGAGCTTCAAGGTCACCATCCGGGAGGAGTGGGAGAAGGCCGCCCTCTTCTTCCACCTCACCCAGGAGGAGGCGGAACACCTCCACTTCCTGCTGGGGGCCACGCTCCAGGAGGAGGAAGGGAGGTACTGCCTCCTCTGCGGAGACCCCAGGGATGTCTGCACCTGCAAGGAAGACAGTGACTTCCTCAACGGTCCCGGGTGGTGGGAGAAGGCCCACTAGAAAGGAGAAAGAGATGAGAATCTGTAGCGAATGCCGCTACTTCGAGCAGCTGGACGCCTCCAGTGGAGGGTGCCACCATCACCACTATGAGGTCCGGACGGGGGATACCTGCTCCTCCTGGAGGGACGGGTACTACTGGAAGGACGAGACCCAGGAGGCCAATCCCAGGGACCTGGAGAGGGCGATGCCCCCCAAGGTCACCGAGTGGGTGGAGGAACTCCTCTTCGAGGTAGCAGACGACTATCTCGAGGAGCTGAGCAGGTAAAGGAGGACGGCATGAAGGAGAGACCGCACGAGACCCGGAGGAGACTCTTCAAGGAGGCCCTCCTCGACTGGTTGAGGGATACCAGGGAGCAGGCCCGCTGGCTCCAGAGGAGCGGAGGGAATACCATCCTCATCCAGGACAACCCCCCTCAGACCCTCGTGGACCTTTCCCCCTGGAAGAGGTTGAGGGCCACCTCCCAGGACCCCGACAGGAGGTCCCCCACCTCGAAGGCAGTGAGGGATGGCCGCTTCCAGGGGTGGCAGATGGTATGGGCCCTAGACAGGACCCACCCCGACGCTGTCTGGCTTGGTCTCCTCCTGACGGACCACAACGGGGAGGAGAAGTACTTCGACCTCCTCCTTCCTGGAGGGGAGAGGGAGTTGGAGAAGTGGAAGTGGGAGCTCCAAAGGGGAGAAAGCCACCTCAGGGAATGGGGGGAGATCTGTCCTGAGGGTCCGATGATGGACCTGTGAGAGGGGTGGCATCATGAGGGGAAGGGTGCTACCCTCATGGTATGGGGGAGGGTACCTTCCTCTTCCTGGCTTCCTTGGGAGAGTGGAATATCCACCTCTCCTGCCTCTTCTTCATCCTCATACTCATCCTAGCAGGGAGGTAACCCCACCTGAGCCCTCTCCACCGGTACTCGGGGTGGTTTGTGGGCTTGGGGTTGGGGGCTTCCCCACAGGTACTGTGGTTTGTTTCCCTATAGGGGTTTTGGGTTCTTCTTCTTTAGGCCTAGCAGAGAAGAATCTCCCCCCGCCCCTTGTATGCGGGACTCCTACTTCCCCCTACTGCAATGGCCCTCGGATCCCCCCCGGCGGGAGGGGATCCTCGGGGATGGGAGACTGTGCCCCTTCCTCCCTCCATCTTGGGAGGCCCGCTCGGCCCTGAAGGGCCTCGCTCCTCAGTGTTCTCAGGGGATTGGACGACTCGGGAATGGTTCCCCCATCGCCCCAACCGGCTCTACCGAGCCTAATTTTCCCCCTATAACCTTGGGTGACAGGTAGAGAACTGTCGCCCGCAAAGGAGGATCCGATGATCGATTACGACCAGGAGAAGCAGGTGCTCAGCGACCTCGCCGGCTGCGGATGGTTCTTCAAGAACATCCGGGAAGCCGGACTCTTCTGCCGGGAGAATGAGGACTCCCTCCCCGCCGATAAGGGGACCAGGAGCCTCTTCTGGGAGGCCCGCCTCCTCCTCATCGAGAGGGAGGATGCCGCCCGCCAGAGGGGACCGACCATCGAGCGCTGGCTCTCCGGACAGCGGATGGACCCCTTCGCCCCCGGCATGGTGGACGACGAGGGGTACTACACCCGTCCCCCCGAGCCGCTGGCCGAGCTCTGCCTGGACTCCTCGGGGACCTTCTCCGATTCGTCGCTGACCGATGACCCCGACGGGGGCCTCACCGTCGTGGACCTGGAGATGGACTCCGCCTGGTGGGAGGAGCAGTTCTCCCGCGACGCGGGGCTGATCCAGGTCTCCGTCGACCCCCAGACCCTCCGGGAGAGGGAGCCCCAGTTCGATCTCAACTGGGACAACCGTCTCCGGGCCGGGGAGGAGAGGGACGCCATCCTGAAGTCCTTCCTGGAGGCCGTCGAGGGTTCCACAACCGTCGGGGAACTGAAGGGTCTCTCCGGCAAGGCCCGCTGGGAGGCCGCCCGCAACACGGGCATCAAGGCCTCCAAGAAGGTCGATACACTCTGCCTGGCAGGGGAAAAGCCCCTCCCGGTGAGGGTCTTCTCGAACTCCCTCGACTTCCGCCGCCTGGCCGAGGTGAGGATCGGGATGGTCCAGCGGCTCCTGGAGCTGGATCCCCTCCACGGTGAGGAGGAGAAGGTCGCCGCCTTCCACAAGGCGCTGACGATGACCACCTTCACCCAGGGGGACTCCAAGGATGAGGCCCAGGCCCGCAAGGTCGCGCAGTGGGTCAATGGGATCCTCCTGAGGAAGTACGGGACGACCCAGAAGGGGCAGCCCCACTTCCAGGTGAACGCCGTCGGAGTCTACCCCCCCGATCCCCCCGAGGAGGGTGAGGACCTCATGGACCACGCCGCCCGCGAGGGTGAGTTCATGGCGGAGAGGGAAGAGAAGGTGGAGTGCCCCTACTGCGAGTCGGGATACTTGTATCCCGGCCGTGAAGGCAAGCTTCACGAGGGCGGACTGACCACAGCGGGAGAGATCTGTCCCCTCTGCGAGGGGTACGGAGAGGCCCTCCCCTCCCTCCTCTACGAGAGGGTCCTCCTGCAGAGGGCGCAGGAGGAATTCGACTCCCAGAGGAATCCCCCGCCGCGGCGGGTCGGGATCCAGACGTGGAAGACCCTCCCCACCACGGTTCCCTTCGAGTTCCGGACGAGGGAGAGGCTCCTGTACCACTACGGGGAGATCATCCCCATCCTCACCCTGAGGGTCCGCAACAACCTCTCCCTCCCCCTGGGAGAGATGGCTCACTAGGAGGGCAAGATGATCAGAACCTTCCAGGACCTCCTGGACCGGATGGAGTTCCCCACCCGCCTCCTCGGAGGGTTGGAGGGGGAGAGCATCTGCTGGGCGACAACAGTGACCTCCTTCGTCTCCCAGAGGGATGTCCGGATCACCTCCCACTGTAGGGTCCCCCAGGGGGTAACTCCCCAGACCCTCGTCTTCCCCCACTGCCACGGCTTCTCACCCGACCACGGGGAGGCCTTCTGGCTTGAGTGTGGGAGATGATGGGGTAGAACCCCCGGCAGGAAGATTCCTCCCAGGATTAGGGAAGGAGGGTCAGGTGAAACCGAGCAAGAGGGACAGGGTGCGGAGCATCCAGAAGAAGGCCGACTACGAAGTCCTCAAGGGGGGCCTCCCCTTCAGGTGGCAGGAGACCTGCACCCGCCACTACGACCCCTCCGGAATCCCCAAGGACATCCGCCCGGAGAGGTGGTACGACGAGGAGGGGAGGAAGATCCCGCGCGCACCGGAAGGCTGGAGCCCGCGCGTTCCCATCCACCCCAACGAAACACGGGAGCCCGGCGACAAGGGCCCCTTCGTGGACCCGACCTAGCCAGCCCTACCGGGCCTAGCCGGACCTACCGGTCCTAGCCGACAACCAAGGGTTTCCCCCGGGTCGAGCCCCGGGTTCTCCTCCTTTCCTGGGGCTCCCCGGGGGGAAGTTTCCCGCTAAGTACCTGAAAGGAGATGACGATGGACACCCCGACCACGCAGAGGTTGAGCTTCATCAAGGCCATCCGGAGCCTCGCCAACTGCGGACTCGGCGATGCGAAGGGATATGTGGATGCCATCCTCGCCGGCGAGGACCTCGAGAAGTGGGAGGAGATCCTCAAGCCCCCCGTCGCCCAGACCCCTCCCACCCCGGAGGAGGAGCCCCTCAAGGGCGACATCTTCATCCCGCTGGGGGAGGTCCGCCTCCTGGAATGGTGCCTCCAGGACATCTCCATCGACACCACCGTCCGCGACGACGACATCCCCTTCTAGGTTCGGTAGAACCGGTTAGGTCTCTGCAAGGCCCAAGAGGACTAGCAGGAGGACAACGATGGGAAAGCTTCTCCTCTATCCCCTTGCCGCCTTGGGGGCGGCAAGCCTTCTCTACCTCTCCCTCCTCCGCCCCACCCAAGAGGATGACCGAGAGTGCTCCCTCCCCGGCCTTCGCGGAGAGGCGGTACTGGCCTCCTCAGACTGGACCATCTGCCACCACAAGGTCACCCGCCAGGACCCCTTCGGGGAGGAGAGGGAGACTCACCTCTACTGGACCATCCCCTAGGTTACCTCTCAACGCCAGCAAGGAGGACAAGATGTCCAGAGTCACACTCCCCGGCAAGGATGGAAGACAGGTTGTCACAGGCCTGGACCACGTCTGTGGGTACTTCATCCAGGTCTACCCCAACAGGGAAGACCTGGAGAAGGAGGCCACCAGGAGAGGATGTCCCATCCCGGACCTGGAGGACTACGAGTGGCTCCTCATCGACGAGGACCAGAGTCCCTTCACCCATCCTCCCCTGACCCGTTCCTCCCTCACGTCCCTCCTGGAGCAGTACTGTCTCCCCGGCAAGAGGCTCAACTACGTCAAGGAGCAGATCGCCCTGGACCTCAATCCCGCCCTGTAGGACCCTTCCCCCCTAATAAGTATTCTGGGCACCTCATTGCTACTTACAGAAGCCTACCCCTCGCTGTCCACCCCCTATTCACAACTTATCCACAGGTTATCCACAGGGGTGGGATGCTGTGTTTCCGCAATGATTTCCCCAGCAGAGAAAGAATTGCGCGCTCTGGAGGGGAAGTTATCCACACCCCCTACTACTAGATAACTAAGGAGATACCCCTAGGTAAGGAGAATCCCCCCTAAGGGGGATTCTTACTACTTAGTATCCTATTCTCTACTAATAAGAAATTATAGAGTACCTATGGGAAAGGAGAATCCCTACTATAGCTATTTCTATATGAGGAATGGACTACTACAGAGAGTAGTAAGGAGGGCTTACAAGTAGGAGAATCTCTGTTGTAAGACATGAACGTCCCCCTATCCCCTAAAAAGGTCCTTCCCCCCAGGAAGACTTTCTACCCTAAGTCCAAGGAGGATGAGATGGCCAGCGGCATGATCGACATCAGCCAGTTCCCCAAGGAGAGGGTCCTCAAGGCCCTCTACAACCGTGCCCGCCCGCAGGGAATGGGATATCTCGCCTTCAGCCCCATCCCAATGACGGACGACGAAGCAAGGGAGCTGCTCAAGCAAGGCACCTACTTCGACTACATCAAGGGGAGGGTCCTCAAGGTCGACCTCTCCAAGGAGTTCCTCGACCCCCGTCTCTACGACCGGGATAACGGCGAAGGGACTGCCGAGGAGGCAATCCTGAAGGAGATGACCACCCCGGATATCCCTTAGTCCACGCAGGAGGGCCACCATGAGAACCCACATCACCCGCCAGGACATCCTCGACTTCATGAGGGACATCCCCGGCTTGGAGGAAGAGTACCTCCGCATCCTCCACCTAAAGCCGGGGCATGGCCACATCCAGAACCTCTTCAGGATCGCAGCTTGTGGCCTCCTCTCCCGGGAGTATGGAGGGAAGCTGGATGAGATCTCCTCCAACTGGAGGGGGGAGTTTCCTGGCCTCGAGGAGTGGGTGAGGAACCACCCCGAGAAATTCCCGGAGGAATGAGATGATCACCCTGACGACGGCCCGGATCGATTCCCTCCGCGCCCGGACACTCTCCTCCAAAGGGGGGATCCTCCTCGACATCACCGTCAGGGGAGGCAACGCCCTCTTCTGCCCCACATGGGAGATAGTGATGGGCTACAAGAGGGGAGATCTCCCTTGGGAGGAGTACTCGAGACAGTACCGCGGGATGATGCTCCACTCCTACCGCCAGAACAGGAAGGCATGGGAGGAGACCCTCTCCGCGGCGGAGGGGAAGACCCTGGTCCTCCTCTGCTACTGCCCTCCACCCCCCGCCAACTGTCACAGACACCTCCTGAAGGGGTACCTCAAGAACGTCGCCGAGAGGACGGGGCACCAGGTGGAGGTCATCCCCGAGGAAGAGCCAATGTTCCTTGAAAGGGAGAAGTAGGATGTTGAGAACCCTGGGAGAATTCCTTCTTTCTGCTCTCCTCTACCTCATCTCTGCTGTGGTAGTATGGTTCCTGCTGGGGATTATACTTGTCTCATTGTTTGGATGGGAGTAGGAAGGGGAAGAATCCCTCTCTTTCCGAGGGGGACACCCCCTTCGAACCCCCGGGGCCCTGTGTCATCTGTGGAGCACCCCCCGGTCCCTTCCCAGAGGACCAGTTCATCGTGGGGAATCCCCAGGAGTTCAGGGTCTGCTGGAGGTGCTTCGAAGACCTCGAGAGGATCCTCTTCCCCCGAGTCTTCCGCCGAGCGGATGAATGGACACCCCAGTACCCCAGGATGATCATCGTCAGAGGAGACGGAGGATGAGATTCCCTCGCAGCACCATAGCCCGAGCAGCTCGAATCCACGGCGGGGCAGGAATCCACCGGGATAGGAGACTAAAGAGGACCGCCCAGCGGGACAGGAGAGAACTGGAAGAGCAACTGGAGGAGGAAGGGATGACAATCCGCTGTGAGAAGTGCCACTTCACCGCCGACAAGGCACAGGAGTTGGTGACCATCGATGGAGAGACCCTCTGTCTCCCCTGCTGGGAGAAGTACCACAAGGACGACCTCTACGAAGTCACCTCCATCGGGCCGGAGGACACGTACTACAATAGGAGGGGGGACCACATCGGCCTGAGGGGGACACTCCGCACCGCAAGGAATTCCCTCTACGGGGGAGGGGGGATCAACACCTGGCTGCACATAGAGAACCTCCCGGAAAGCCTCAGAAACCCTGTCCTTTATGCCCAGGTCTTCCTGACCCGCGTCAGGGAGGTGGCGACCCCCCGCCGCTACCGCCCCAACACCCCAGATCCTGGTCTGCCAGGAGTGCCTGAGGAGGGAGGAATGAGCCTCTTCTCGACGATCCTCATAATCCTCCTGATAGCCCTCTTTCTCCTCGTAGCAGGGGCGGCGGCAACCTGGTGCTGGAAGAGGAGGAGAGATGACCTTATTCATCATAACAGTCGTAACCAATCTCATCTGCTTCGCGATAGGATTCGCCCTTGGTATAGGAGTGAAAAATGAAGAATGACATCGGGGCGGCATGGCGAGTCCTCTGCCGCGCGAGAACAGAGCAACTCTACTGGCGCGCAAGGTACACGACGGCGTGGCAGTCCATCGTCACCGAGATCCTCGTCCACCACCTCCTCCCCAAGGACCTCGGAGAGGCCTTCCTGGAGGGGTGGTATGAGGGGCAGGAGATGGTCTTGCGAGGATGGCACCGCAGCGCCCTCCGGATCGGCGGCTTCTTCGCCCCGGAGAGAGCCCTCCTCGCGATGCCCAGTAAGGTAGAGAGCGCCGTCTCCCACGCGGAGGAGGTGCCCTCCTACGTCAACTGAGACCCCACCCCCGCGAGATCTCAGAGACCCCAGATGGGCCCTGGGTGAGAGATCAGGAAGGGCAGCCCATCCGGAGGGGTTGTGGGCTCGAGTCCCACCGCGGGGTCCGGGGGTGTGGCAGAGTGGAGTCGCCTCCGTATTACCAAAGAGGACTCCAACTGGGGATGCAAACCGGGGTAGTCCCCAGCAGCCACAAAAAAAGCTAATGGGCAACGCCGGATCGGAATACTCGCATTCCGGCCAGGAAGCCAGCTTCCTGCGAGCCCTTCCCTGGGACCGGCGAACTTCACTCCCGAAACGGCGTCGGGTAGACTCGGCAGTGGGCCTGACCCTGACCAAGACCCATCGGAGGTATGCTATCCTCCACCAATGAGCAGAGAATCTGAGCCCCTCATGTTGTGCTATGACTGCGAGGGCTTCTACCCCCGCCAGGAGACCCTCCCTACCCCCCGGGGGACCCTCTGTGTCTGGTGCTCCACCCACCATAGACTCTCCAAAAAAAGGATTCCTCCAAGGAAGAGGGAAAGAGGAGAAACATGATAGACTACACTCAGTTCCCATTCGAGGTGAGACTCTCTATCCCCTCCTTCCCCGAGCAGGAGGAGGAGGTCATTGGCCTCTTCCACGAGGCCTCCCGAGCACTGGAGTATGGGGAGATCTTGGACGTCATCGACGGCGAGGACTACCTCATCTTGGTCCGGAATGGAGAGACAGGGGAGAGGCTCTTCTCAAACAGGAAGAGTCCCCCCGCCGCGGAGGAACCAAATGACGACAGGATCCCCTTCTAAACCCCCAAAGATCGAGGTCATCCGGCGACTGGAAGGGGAAGAGGAGGAGCTAGTGGCAACCTTCGAGCCCTACTACTGCTTCTTCGCCAACTTCGTGGCGAGGGAACGAGCAGACGACAATTATCACCTCCTCCTCCGTGAAGAGGGTAGGACCACATACGACTCCCACAACGACCCCTGCATCTCCTGTCCCCACATGCCGGAGCAGGAGTACTGCCGCCTCCCCCGCTGCGATAGAGGAAAGGTCTAAGGATGGGGGGACTCAACCGCTTGACATACATCCTCCTACACATCGTGGGGATCATCCTCCTAACCCGTCTCATCCTCATCTTCCGGGCGGGATAACCAAGATGGGCCACTGGACAGACTACCCAATCACAAAGCTCGGCGACATCCCCGGACGAATCGCCCCCATCCGCCCCTGCCGGATACTAGGGTGGGACGGGGACAAGTACGCCACGATGATCCTCTGGGGCTCCAGGAAGGCGAAGAAGGCAAAGAACCGCACAAAGGGTCAGACCCCAGGCCGGTCGAAGGGGGAGACCTGCCATGCCACCAAGGCCCAGCGCCACATGTGTGGGAGGAACCGGTCCTACAAGCACCGGGACTACATCGCCGTCATGGAACAGCTGGACAAGAAGACCTCAACGGGGAAGAAGTAGAAGAGGAAGGTTCCTCGGAAGAAGAGTAGAGAGAGGGGAGTAGGAAGCCCCCCAGGAGAAGAGAAAGATGAGAGATATCAACCGAGTAGAGGTCAGAGGAAGACTGTCCAGGGACGCGCAAGCGATCGGGCCCGAGGAGAGACCGGGGACGAAGATGGTCATCCTGACCAACCGGCGCTACGACGACCGGAAGGGGAACCCCGTCCAGGAGGTCACGGCCCACAACGTCCTGGTGTGGGGAAAGAGCGCCCTCCGCTTCAGGGACCTCCCCAAGGGCCAGGCCGTCAGGGTGGTGGGAAAACTCCACCTCCACACCTGGGTGGACCAGGCAGAGAGGGAACAGAGGGAGTGGCAAGTGATCGCCCAGGACGTCGAAGTCCTCGGGCCGCAGCCCCGCCAACAGCTGGGGGAGGAGTACGAGGAGACCCCCGAGGAGGGGAGGTGATCGGCTTCGCCCTCCTAGCAACCGCAGTGATCTTCCTGGCGGTAGGGATCTACCTCCAGCACTAGGGTGGCAACACCCAAGGAGAGGGTAAGATGAAAGACCCGACAGCCATCTTTCACACCATCCCCAACGATACCCTCAAGGGGATCATCACCCGCCTCTACTCCGCCGGGGAGAGGGATCTCGCCGCCAAGGCGGAGAAGATCCTCAAGGCCCGCCCCAAGAGGAAGGAGCGGGTGTACAAGACCCCTCCGGAGGGGGCAGAGAACCGCGGGGACTACTGGTCCCAGACAGCCCAGCAGCCACACTGGGTGGACGGGAAGGATGCCTGGGCCAACGGGAACGACCCCCGCTGCAAGGGGAGGAGTCGGTGATGGGAGCCAAGACACCCTACCACTTCTACTGCACCCGCTGCGGCTTCAATCGGGAGGTCCCCTCAAAGGAAGAACGAGGGAAGGTGAAGAGGGACCATCAGGCAAACCCCTGCCCCCTCTTCCCCCTCCCCAACGGATCCCTCTGCCGGGAGGATCTCCTCCCCTACCTCATCCCCCTGACAAAGAAGAAGGACGATGGAAGAGGAGAAGCCTAACCCCTGGAAACTGACCCCCTGGCAAAGATTCCAGGAGGGGGTGATGAACTTCTTCCTCTACATCGCCTTCCTGGGACTGCTCCTCTGCTCCTTCCTGGGCTTCTGGCCCTGCAACTAGGAAGGGAGAAGGATCCAGCAACCTGCCAGGCTAGAGCGCCTGGTAACGGTCCTACCGGACCTAGCCGGCTCTACCGGGCTCTACCGGGCCCTACCGAGCCTAACCGGTCCTACCGGACCCAAGAGGAAAGGACACAATGATGTCACAGCAGTGTTGTCACCAAAACGGCTCCAACAGCTCTCCCTCCGCGCCCCCGGCCCCTGTGGGTCCTCCGCCCGCGGTGCAGGGAGGAGCTCACCAGAACGGCCAGCCCTTCCTCCCCCAGAACCCCCAGGACCTGAAGGTGAAGCTCCAGGCCCTCAAGGAAGCCAAGAGGGATGACCTCATGAAGTCCCTCCTGGTCATCCTGGTCATCGTCGCAATCGTCCTCGGCCTCCTCTGGGCCGGGCATGCCTTCCTCGCCCTCATCGTCTTCTGCTTGGGCCTGGCAGGGTCCTCGGTCTGAGGGGGGTAGGATGACCCCCGAAAGAGACTTCCGCCTGGTCCGGGGACAACTCCAGGAGCTCCTCTCCGTCGCCATGGAGGCAACTCAACTGGGGGAGGACGCCACCCGCGGCTTCGGAAGGATGGCAGCGGAGAGGTGCCATGCCATCCTCCAGGAGCACCGGGATACCCTCCACTCCGAGGGGGAGAAGAGACTCCTGGAGGAGGTCGTCTGGGCCATCAGGAAGAGTATCTAACAACACTACCCGACAACAATGCCCTGGTAGGGAAATGGGATATACCCCTCCGCCTGCCACCGGAGGCCGTTCCGCCCCAGGCTCCAAACCCGGGAAATCCTAGGCAAGAGGGGCGGCTTGTAGGTTCGAATCCTACCCGGGGCACCACCCAGAGAGAGATCCCATGTACAAGGTGATCCACCACACCCTCCCCCCAGAGGGCTCCATCCGACTCATCCCAGCCCCAGAGGATCTCCGGGCGGTGGTCTCCATCCTTCGACCCGCGGCAGGGATCTTCCTCCTCAAGGGGAGCAATCCACTAAGTAAGATAAGAGACTCCCTCCACAAAGTTGTCTGGGGACTAGAGACCGAGGAGATGGCGGTCTACCTCATAGACCCAGAGCCCGAGAGGCCATTCCCCCACCCCTGCACCTACCTCTTCCTGGAGGAGGACTGACATGGCGATGATGTACGCCTTCGACGGCCTCCTAAAGAACTGCTTCACCAACTACCAGGATGTAGAACAGTCGGGAATTCCCGAGGAACTCCTCCGACGACTCAGGGAAGAGAACCACATCCCGCCAGCGGGAAAGACCGGGATAGTCCTACACTGGGTAAGACACATCAGGGAGAGGCGAACCCTAGGAGTCTTCTCCGATGGCCACCTTTGTGTCGTGGCAATGGCAGGGCTCACCCCCCATCTCAAGAGGGGTGATGAGGTCCTCCTTCGCCCCTACAGAGAGGACGTCCCCGCAACCCTCGCCGACGAGCAGGAACACCGCATTGCAGAGATTGGTAGGGGACCCCACTACGTCGCCGACCGCTTCCTGGACATAATCTCTCTAAAGGGCCTCCCCGGAAACTTCGGCCTCCGGCAGCTCTACCAAGAGGCCACCCCCTACACCCCAATACCCCAGGAGGAAAGCCCCCAGCCCCAGAGTGGGATTCTCTCCCAGATCCCTTACAGGGAGGAAGAGATCCGCCGCCCAACGGACGGCTTCAGGCCGGGGATGAGAGTCTCTCACCGAGAGTTCCCTCTCAGCGGGACGGTAGTGAGCTGCCGCTGGCACCATGTCGAGGTGAAGACATCAAGCGGGACAACCCTCTTCGAGCCCAAGTTCCTGGTGCGGGAGGAAGAATGACCACCCAGAAGATCCGTTGCGAATGCTGCGGAAAGCAGGCCGTCTCGCAGGGCGCGTACCGAGAAGATCGATACACAACCCCCCTGGCAGGGGCAAGAGGTGGCTCACGTCCGGGGACAGTCATCTGCCGCTTCTGCGCTGAAGACCTAGATGAGGACGGGTTCTTCCCCGAAGAGCGAGTATTCCTTCCGGAGGAGAGATGACCACCCCCAAAACTCCCGCCTTGTGGTATGTGAATACCATCTTCCGCTTCCTCAAGCTAGGGCTCCTCGCGATGATCCTCTTCTATGCCCTCCTCGTCTACAAGTTCTGCTACTACCCCCCTCCCGATTGGTGCGGGATGGATCCCCAGGCGCGGGGATGTTCCTCCACCCAAGAACTGATGGAGATAGGAGACGTCCACGGAGCCCTCTGCTACTGCCACTCCCCCCGAGGGAGGGAGTGGGACTCCCAATACTGGACAAGACCCCTGCAGGATTGAGGAGAAGAAAGATGATCGTCGACATCCCGACAATCGGGCAAGAAAAAGGCGTCGCGGCAAAGGACATGGAGGACGGGGTCCTCTACGTCCGCGAGGCAGAACTCACCAGCGGAAGAGAGCCCGCCTTCGTCGTCATTAAGGATGGCCCTCGATGCTTCCTGATAGGGAAGAGCGGCATCAACATCCGCCCCCTGAGTGAGATAAACTGCCTCTACCTTCCCTACCCAGGGAAGGTTACCCTCCAGAACAGAGAGGGATGATGCAGCTGGTAATCGAACACCGAAGAACGGGGATCCCCGCCCACGAGCGGACGGGGATGGGACTCCCCAACGCCTTCCTCGAGTGCCCCTCCCCCCTCACCCTCTCCATCACATGGACAAGGGGAGGTAGATAGAGGAAGAGGGATTGAAGGCACCCCCCAAAGTGGACCCCTAAAAAATAAGGGCGGGTTGGCTACAGGGATTCTGGAGGAAGGCGAGCCTCCAGGCGAGCCCCTCCCCCTCTGACAGGGATCCCCGACCCCTGAAGGGGAAGTCCCTTTTGATAGAGGAAGGTTGGCTACAGGAGATTCAGAGGACCCTATGAAGATACCTCACCCTGAAGGGGGAACACCCCCAACATATAGTATGTAGGGGGAAGTAAGTATACCCCTTCGCCGCCCCGAGAGACCCCCAACCACAAAACCTCCACCTACGGGATATCAACCACTTGCATTGAACACTTTCTCGAGAAATGTCCAATTGCCCCCTAGGGGGATACAACGAAGTAGGGTCCCCGAACCAGGGCAGACAACCAATACAGAAATCCTACATCTTGTATGTAGGGGGAGGTAAGACCTTCCGCGCGGGAGGGATTCCCCCCAAAAAGGCCCTATGTGTACGCGGTATAGTCTCACCCTCGGGAATTTTGAGACTCATTGACACGACGCAAAGGTCTAGTCTATGCTTGGTGTATGAGAACAACCCCAGCAGGTAGTGAAAAGAGTCGTTTGGTGGTGGATCTCCCCCCAAAGGTAGTCCAAATCTTGGAGGAGGCGAAGGAGAACCTCGGCTTGGACCACGCCGCGGTGATCAAAGTTGCCATCCATCTCTTCGAAAGGGAATTCCTCCGAAGGGGAAGGGAGAACCATTCCTGGCCGCGGGAGGGGACTTCCCCAATCCTGTAGGCCCAAAGGATAGGAACTTTCCTCCTTCTGCCTAGGAGTAATCCGACCAATCCTAACTACTTGGAAAGATTACTCCCTAAACGGTCCTACCGAACCTAAACGGTCTTACCAGACCTAAAGAACCGCCCTATAGGGATTCAAAAAGATCCCATATATAGGAAGGGGGAGGCTGGTCTGCCTGGTAGGTCGCCTGGCTGGACTACTGAGGAGGTAGGAAGCCTGAGGGGGAGGTAGGACTACTGGGATTACTCAGGTCTGCCTGTAGGAGGCACAGACATGACCCACGAGGAGGCTGGGATTACTAGGAAGGGGAAGGTAGGTCTGCCTGGGGGAGGCTGGTCCACCAGGGTCCACTACAGGAAGGTCAGATAGATAGTCAGATGGTCAGTCGATCAGATTAGGACTACTTAGCTACCACCAGATCAGGTCCACTAAGGTCCACTAGGGGAAGAAGGAAGAAGACCCTCCCGCCCCCAGGTACGCAGCCATCTCCGTCTCAGAAGAGGCCATCAGGGAGAACCCCCAGTGATCTACCCCACCGAGGAGGAAGCCCTCACAACACTCCGCCTCTTGAGGCGACTCCCCGCCCAACCCCGCTCCTTCAAGTGGGGAGAGAGCAATGGCTGGCATCGAGTCCTCCTCGCTGATGGAGAGCCCTACTGCGGCGACTTCACCTGCCACGGGGAGTGCGGCCTCCCCAAGCTCATCAGGATCGTCCCTCTCCACCCAGAGTTGGACGGCTTCCACATTGAGCAGGCATCGGCCCTCATGGGGATGGAGCCCGTCTGGAGTAACTTCCGCTGGGAGCAATCACAACCATGGCGGGGAGAGGTCATCCTGGCCCCATACGACCCCGGGAACAACCCCTGGTGGGGGTAGGAAGAGTCTAAAGAGGCACCCCGCACGATGAGAAGAACCCACGAGATAAAGGAATCCCATGAGCGAAACAACTAGGACAAGGATAGGCTGCTTTGGCTGCCTCGGGACGATCATCATCCTCATCCTCATCTGGGCCCTCATCTTTGGTGTCACCATTGGGGGGAGACACTATGGCATCAGCTCCTGCGATGGCGAAGGTGTCCACATCCAGACCGGGGAGTAGGGACCCCCTCAAACCCCCTCAACAAATTTCCTCTCTGCATCAGGGAAGAGACCATGCATACGTCATCCGCTATGGAGGTATTCACCTTCTTCCTTGGATCGGATCCGTGGTGGAGCTCCGAGATCCCAGGCTTCCAGCCATCGGAGTCAGTCCTGGATGGCCTGCTCCGGCTCGTAATCAATCATAATGAGCGTGATAGCAATAGCAGGGCCCGCCTCAAGTGGTCTGACCTATCAGCTATTCCGCTCAAGGCTAACAATACTCTCCAAGCAACACGGACCCTTCACTGGGCATGGATACAAGGAGGCTTCTCGTACCTTTCCAACCCTGATGATCGAATGATCAGCCCTATTGTAATCCCCAAGGAGGCCCTAGGACATATTGCTAGAGAGATTGACCGTCAGCAGCAGGAGAGAGCACTACAGGAGATTGCCCGGCACGCCCAAACAGAGGAGTGACGAGGTAACCCAAGCACCAACGGAGATCCGCATGGTAAGGAAGAAGAAGGAAGAGGAAGTCCTCGGATTCGACGACGGAAGCACCTCCACCCCGGCTGAAGAGGAGGAGCCCGAGGAAGAGACTCACCACCAGTGGAGAGAAAGACAGCCTGAGGACATAGTCAGGCGGCTCGAGAGGCTAGAGAGCCGAGCCTTGGATTATTGTACCGTTGTCGGTCCTGCAGAGTACGAGACCGCCACAGAAGCAACGGAGAAGAAGAGCATGTCACTGGAAGAGAGGATCATCGGTGCCGCCACCGGCACCGGCACGGGGGTCGTCGCGGCAGTTCGAGAGGGCCTAGCCATCTCGGGGTCACAGCAAGTCTCCGACCGCCTGGTCCAGATTGTCCACCAGCACGTCGGGATGCATATCCCCATAGTGGGGACTCCACTCGGACACCAGATCGAGAGATTCGCAATCCCGGCACTTCTCCACCTGGTAGTCTCCGCCGCGCCAGACAAGATCCCAATGGCCCCGGCCATCCAGAAGACCTGTCTCCGAGCCATCACCGGAGTCTCGAAGGACGACGCCGATAACATCATCAAGGCTCTGATGCCAATGCTCCATGACATCGCCCAGATCGCCATGCGGGACGGCGGGGAGCTCCTTGGCCAGGCAAGCGAGATGGTAAAGGGGAAGAAGTCCTCAGGGGCTACCGCCCACCCCGACCAGGTCGAGGCTCGCCTCGCCATCCTGGAAGAGCGCCTGGCTGCCGAAGAGGAGGCGAGGGAGCAGACCACCCAGGGTGCCCGATGAATCTCTCCCCAAGGATCGGCACGACGATCAAGATCATCCCGGGGCTAAGCCTCTGGGTCTCGTGGGGCAAGAGGGGGCCCGGTATCTCCTTCCACCTCGACCCCGGAGTCGTCACCAAACGACTCAAGAAGTCAAAGAAGGAGAAGGCCAAGGAGAACGAGGAGATCTCCACAATCTGCTCGGCCCTCTCTAAATTGGGCTTCAAGAAGCCAGAGGTAGACAGCACCCTGGAAGAGCTCCATTCCCGTGGGGAGGACAAGGGAAAGGTTGAGGAAGTCCTCAAGAGGGCACTCTCCATCATTAGGGGCAAGGAGGAAGATTCCTCTCCCGCCCAGTGAGAAAGGGAGACCCAATGCAACAGATTGGGATTACCGAGAGAGGAGACGCCTCCCTCGATCTCCAATGGACCAAGTGGGTCCTCTCCGATAACCCTGCCATCCTCATCACGAAGAGTCCACTCGAACTCTACCGCCGCCTCGGGATGCTTGCGGAGGAACATGGAGTTGGCTCCCTCAACGTCCTAACCCACTGCACCGTCACCGGCTGGGGAGGAACTGCCCTCGAGCCTCGAGTCCCATCACCGGAGATAGCTCTCCTCGGCTACGGTAACCTCATTGCCCTACTTGGTAGGGAGAGAGTCACCCTTAGGATAGACCCCATCATAGCCACGGAGGATAGTCTCCGGAGAGCCCGAGAAGTCCTTCGCCGCGCCCACGAAACCTACCCGCCAGGGACAAGGGTCCGAATCTCCTTCCTGGATATGTACCCCCACGTCAGGGAGAGATTCCTCCAAGCCGGAATCCCAATCCCGCACGAATCCTTCCATGCTCCCATCGCAACACGACTCCTCTACTGGGAGGAGTTAGGGAAGCCAGAGGTCTGTGGAGAACCCGGGATGGAGTGTACCGGATGCATCTCGCCCCTCGACTGCGAGGTTCTGGGGGTCATCCCTGAGGGGGGCCAATCACAGCAGAGGAGGGCCTGTGCCTGCCTCGCCCAGAAGAGAGAGCTCCTCTCCCGCAAGGGGAGATGTGGATTTCTCTGTCCATACTGTTACTGGAAGGACTAACCACAGGACGGAGATAGAAGACAAAGATAAGGAGAAGGTCACCTGACAATCATCTACACATTCAGCGGGGACCCAGACTGCCATCTCAATGGCTATGGCGTCTACGACCTGGCGCGTTCCACGCTCGGAGAGAAGCTCTATGACCGACTAAGGGCAGAGGACCACCTACCGTCACCATCCTCTGTAGGGACGGTCGTCCGGTGGATGTCATACCTAACCAAAGTAACCGCCGCAGTCTTCCTCGACGGGAGAGGTCTCTGCATAATAGCCCTCGCAGGACTCACCCCCCACTTCAAGGTCGACGACCACGCCTACCTCCGCCCCTTCAGCGACGACATCCCGCTGATGGGGTCTACCGGACATGAAGACCTCATCCGCCATTATGGCGAAGGGCCGCATCGCATCACCGATATCACCCCAGACGGAATCCTCCTGGAGAGATTCGAGGAACGCGTCGATCCCCTGCAACTCTATGGGGAAGCCACCCCAATCACGACTGGACCGCAAGAGAAGCCAGCCCGCACCCAGGGCGGGATCTGCTTCCAGATCCCCTACGACACAACCCAAATCCACCGTCCGACAGACGGCTTCCAGCCCGGGATGAGGGTCACCCATCGGGAATTCCCACTCAGCGGCACAGTGACAGCCTGCTACTGGCATTATGTTGAGGTGAGGACAGGAGGAGAGAAGATTCTCTTCGAGCCGAGGTTCCTACAGGTAGCTCCAACATAGCATATATCCGCAAGCCGGACCAACAAGACAAGCACGAAGAGAGCAACCACAGCGAGGAATGATGACGGATTTCCTAGGCAGTCGGTACGAAATCACCACCCAGCGCGTTGGGAATGACACCGTCATAACAGTACTACCCCCAGAGGGAGAAGGGATCTCCTTCAGAGTCCCCCTCTCCGCCGCGCCGGAGGAAGTCCTCTTCCCACTGAGGGATTGCTTCAGAACCCTCTTCCGTCGCGCTCTGATAAAGGACGGAAAGACAGTAGAGGCCTCAAAGGTTCCAGAGACCGCCTTATCCTACTGCGTTCTAAGGGACAAGCAGTCAGACTCCCTCGGCGAGGAAGAAGATGGAACGTAGCCCCCTCATCAAGCGGAGACTTCTCCTGCCTGGGCAGGATAGGAGACTACCAAAGCCCAGAGAGCCAGAAGAGGAGCCAGCAGACCTCCCCCCGGCACCAGACTACCCATCCCCCTGGAACCGGTCCACCGTCCTGCGGGGGAAGAACTTCTGTATAACCGGGACCCTATCCAAACCCCGCAAGGCAATATCAAACCTCATCATCCGCAATGGCGGGATGGTATGGCCGTCATGTAATACTCATGTGAACTACCTTATCGTAGGCCTCCAACCAGGCCAGGCAAAGTTGAGAGATGCCAAGAAACGCAACATCCCCATCATCACCGAGGATGAACTGAGGAGGATGATGCAACCTGACTAGCGACGAGGTAAGATCAGGTGGTAAGGTAGAAGGGCTATGAAATGGTACCTCATCTCCTTCCGGGCCTCCGCGTCCCAGGAACACGCAAAGCCACACATCTGCTCTGAGAGGACGGTGGAGCTTGTGTCCCGATCCCTCGCCCAGAGGGGGTTCCCAGAGGCAAAGCGGGAGGAAGGCCCGGGGGCCTACTTCTGGTACCCACATCCCGCCTTCGCCTCCCCGGCAGTGGTCTCCTTCGAAGTCAAAGGGCTCCCCTGTGCCATCGAGACGGCAATGTATGACACCTTCCTCCAGAAGGCGAGGACGCGGGAGGTTAGGCACGACCTCCCCATCCCGTCAGTGAAGTATCATCTACCAGACTACTGCCTAGTCCTGACAGAGGAGGAACAGGAAGCCTTCCTCCAGGGGATACAGGGCCACTACGCCGAGGCCATAGCCCTAGCAGAAGTAGAGAATAGGGCATGGAATGCCATCAAGCTCCCAGGAGATAAGGCACAACTCAACCCTCGGCCCGTGGGCCGAGTTCCGATACTGGAGGGATAGAGTTGGGAATATCTCGAGATAGGATCCTAGTCTACGTATGGGGACCGGCACCAGCCATACCGCCACTCAGGAGGAGCCTCACCGGCGCGGGCTTCACCATCAAGAGAGAAAGCCCAGACCTCGTCTATGACGGCGAGAAAGCAAAGGTGATCTACGGCGGAGCCAAAGATGAAGAGGTAGACGCTGTCATCGCAATGCTCACACACCACTTCCCAGCCACGGTATTCGCCAGAGACAAGGTATGGGCCGACACCGACCGCGACATCTACATCCAGATTCCCCTCAATATAACGATGGACCACCTCACCTCCGTCATCTATTTCGACCCGTCGACAGGATGCCATCATTCCCTCCCATCCGACGAGTTCAGAGCCCTGGCTAGGACGGTTATCGCCAGAGGAGGGCACCTTGTGAAGGGGATCTTCTCTCCCCACACCCCACACAAAGTGATATCGAAGGAAGAGGACATCTAGGAAAGAGACAATGACAGCGTCAATCATGACGATCACGCCACTTGCCCTCGCCCGAGAGGGGGCGAGACGTAGACCAGGAAAGGTCATAGACGAAGTCTACTCATCCCAAGACTTCCCAACCTCTCCAGACGACTGGATCTGCCTCTTTACCCAGATCAAGGAAGAGCTCCTCAGGAGATCCTATAGGGATCCCCGCGTCCACATCGGAGTGAAGGAAGAACAGGGCTACGACGGCGCCCAAAGCATACCCCTCCTCACTATCACCGCCATCCGTGATGAGACATCAGAGGAGGTCACTGCTCGCT